GGTGGGGTTCGCCGTCGGGCTCCTGAAGCAGCGCGGCCTCAACCGGGAAGAGATTGAGGCGATGATCGTGGAGACCTTGGAGCGGCAGTTCGAAGGCGGCACGCTGACGTCGCCGATCGTCATCACCGCCGGCGCGCAGCCGAACCAGGTCGTCCTGGCGAGCGACCCGGGCATCACGGTGAACGTCGACGCCTACGATCGCGAGCGCACCGTCTTCATGGCCGGGCCGCTGCGGTCGTCTGCTGCGAGTGTTGCGCTCATCGTTGACTCTCCAGTGATTGCGATGTGGCTTTCCACAAAAGAAAAGCCGCTCACCGGTTTCCCAGTGAGCGGCATGTGGCATTACTGACGAGCAAACGTGGCGTTGTCGGGTAGCAGCTCTTTGAAGTACGGCGGGATGTCGCCCTGGCACCACAAGTTTGTGCTGATCACTTCGCGGCCGTCATCGAACTTGATGACGAACCGATGACCAGCGAACCCGCGAAAGCCGCGAGAGCCGGCGGCGTTCTCTTCGCCGATGAAGTAGTGCGTACCCTTCACACGTACGCTGCGCGGGTCGTCAGCATACGGCACCTTCTCCATCCAGAAGTCGCAGTTGAAGCAGAGTTCTTCTCGCTCCAATCGACTCTGCGTCGGCTCGCTGAACTTGTGCTTGTCGGTGTCTCCGCAGATTTTGCAGATGTGAGGCATTAGTAATCCTCCCTGCGCTCGTTGTAGATGCGCCCGACCCAAGCGCTCAGCATTGCGCAGCGGTTCGGGTACGGGCTGATCGCTGCGATCTCGTCGTCGGCCAGGCCCTCGGCCTCACACAGCAGCGTGAGCGGGTCGTTGTCGTCGATGGCGAGATCTGCGCGGGCGTTGCCGAGGAAGCGTAGCGGCACCTCCATGCTGCGCGCGGTCACGGCGTCACCCATTCGCGCGTCTTGACGTTGAACACCACCGGCTCCTTGGTGGGGATCAGCTCCTTGGTGTGCGCGCCGTTCGGCATGTTGCCGCGCGATGTGCCGTTGACCCGCGCCGTGATGCGGCTCTTGACCTTCTTGCCGCTCTGGAGGCGGTTGAACGCTTTGAGGGCGCGCTTGCCAGCGACGCGCTTGGCCTTGGCGACCTTGCGCGCTTTGTTGGTCTTCAGCGCATCGCGCGCCGTGTACATCTTGCATGCAGGCTTGTTCTTACCGATCGTAGGCATTGAAGTGCTCTCCACACTGTTGAAAGATCGCAAAAAAGAACCCACGCACCGCTGAGCGATGCGTGGGTTGAGGTCAGCGCAGAGCGCTGATGGGGAGCGGGGCAAGCGGCCGTTCGCGCATGTGCGCGGTGCGGCGCTGTGATTCGCGCCATCGCACGTCGATGGCCTGTTCGTACAGCGAGTCGCCCATCTCCGCGCGACGCATCTCCATCACGCGGTAGCAATCGCCGTTGTTGCCGAGCTGCTTGGCCAGTGTTCGCATCGTGTCTGCGATGGCTTGCAGCACCAGCTCGTTGGTGGATGTACGCAACACCTCGAAGGTCTCGGTGTTGACCAGAGCGAAGTCGACAGCGCGGAGTTTCATCGGTCCATCTCCCTTGCCATCGACCCGAAGAGGAACGTGGCGATTGCGCTCACGCCCAACCAGATCAACATGAACTCGAACATGACGCTCTCCTCGTCGTTGTTACGCGTACTCGTACAGGTGCGCGTTGGGTTTGCCGTTCGCAGCCATCTCTGACGCGAGCAAGCGGCGTGTCTGCATCAGCTCGACACGCAGGTTGGTCTTGTCGTTGACGAGTGCGGCATTGCGCTCCATCGCTTCGTCGCGCTGATTGCGCAACTCTTCGATGTACATGCGCAGGAACTTGATGTATGCGTCCGTCGCCATTGCTGAAAGCCCTCGTTCTTACAGGGAAATACGAAAAAATCTGGGCTGCCATCCCAGCGCCAAGCCCCGCGTCTCCGGGTACTTGGCGCTGAGTGGCAGCGATCTCAGTTGAAGCCAACTGATGCGTTCAGCGAGTGGCTAAGTCGCTTGCTACCCCGTGCCATACGGCCAGCTGCCGGGTAAGTCGCCTTCGCAGCTCTGCGTTGCCTCGCTCTCGGCCCCCAAGCGACCGAGCCGCAAAGGGAAAGCCCACCGGGATTGCTCCCGGTGGGCGATCGGTCAGCCCGTGGCGGCCGCCTTCGTCGCCTCGTAGAGGCGATCGGACTGGACCCCGTAGAACGTGCCGCTGCCGTCATTGCGGGTGCGCTCCCACACGGAGAGATCGAGCGCAACCGAGGTCTTGCCCTCGGCGAGCGCCTTCACGATCTCGGGGTGACCGAGATTGATGTGCAGCGTGCCGTAGAAGGCGGTGCCCTTGCGGCCATCGGCGCGGGGCTTGGACTGGTTCAGCGTGCCGTCCGCGAACAGAACGTGCCGGGTGAAGCGTGCGTCCATGGTCAACTCCAAAGGAGACAGCGATTGGGTACACCCCAACCATCAGCTCCATCACCCAGTCCTAGGCCGCCCAGCCCCCAGCCCTCACACCTGCTGCTGCACCTACTACACCCACTGCTCTCTCCTCTGCTGCTGCACTCACTACACCTGGGGCTGGGCGGCCAAGAAGGTTCCACCCGGTGATCGAAGCTGGAAAACTTCGAGCGCAGAAACGCGATTTGCGGCGACGCGGCTCGCAGCGCGACGGGGGGAGGATCAATCGCAGCGCATGCGACCCAAAAAAATTTTTAAAATTTTCTGCAGCCCAGACTGCGGGTCCGTACGTTTGCGCCTGCATGGACGCGACGTCTGCAAGGAAAGCAGGTTTGGGGCCGCCGGTCGTGAAGCCCTCCGTTCGCTCTCTCCTCTCCCTCGATCACACCGGCGGCCCCATTCGTATGCATGCCCGCCTGCACTAGTTGCGACGAGGAGAAACCACGGACACGGTTTCGCCCCAACCGCCGCACCTGCCGGGCATGCGAATACACCAACATCAACGCCCGGAGAAAGAAGCGGCGACTGAAAGTGCGCGAGTGGGTGTTCGACTACCTTGAAGCGCACCCATGCGTGGACTGCGGAGAGACGGACATCGCCGTGCTGGAGTTCGACCACCGCGAACAGCACACGAAAGAGATGCGGGTGGCCGAGCTGGTGACGCAGGGCTACGGCCTTGCGGCAATCCAGCGCGAGATCGACAAATGCGACGTGCGTTGCGCCAACTGCCACCGGCGCCGCACGGCGGTACAACTCGGGTGGTATGCCGGCCTGCCGGCGAGGAAAACGAATGGAAGGGCCAAGAGTCGTGATGTCGTACGCCGACCTCCTCAAGTGGACGGAGTCCGACGGCGCGTCAAACAAAATCGAAGTGTTCCAGCTCCCGCACGATCCCGCGCTCCAGGAGCGGTACGCGCTGGTCGTCGCCGGAGTGAACGCGGGCGAGATCATCAACATGATCGTCGACGCGCTCGATCGGCACTTCTCAAAACCAGTTGCAGCCCAGCAGGAAAGTCAAGAGGCTCATGGACCTGAGTCCCGCGCTCAAAGCTCTGAGTGACCAGGAGCGGATCTTCGTAGAGTCCATGCTGCGGGGGATGTCGATGCTGGCCGCAGCGTCTGCTGCCGGCTACAAGACCCCCGCCAGCAAGGGCCCACGACTGGCGCAGGAGCCTCACATCGCCGCTGCCCTTGAAGAAGGGCGGCGTATCAGTGCTGAAGCGACCGGGATCACGCGGGCCAAGTTGAACGACATGCTGATGAGCGCCTACTACAACGCAGAGACCGCAGGCGAACAGGTGTCTGCGGTCATGGCGCTCGCCAAGCTGAATGGCCTCATCGAGAACAAGAGCAAGGTCGAGGTGAAGCACAGCCTCGAAGGTCCTCCGAAGAACGAGGACGACCTCAAGAGGCTCAGTAACGAAGAGCTGCGGCGCATCGCGCACCAGCACCCCGGTGCCGTGATCGAAGGCGACTTCACCATCGTCGAACCGGCGCGGAATGGCCACTAAGGTCGACCTCGAACGGAAGGTCTGCACGAAGTGCGGCGCGAAAGCGTTGTGCCGCGTCGAGCTGGACGTGTGCGAGCCGTGCCGCAAGCGCGAGAGGAGCGCCCTCGACGTGCGTACCTACCGCGCGCGGCGCAAGAAGGACGGCAAGCCGGACAAGACGGCGGTGCCGCCGGAGAAGGACCGGGAGAAAAAGCGGCGCAAGGCGGCGAAGAAGCGCGCCGAGCGCGAGGCGGCGAAGGCCGCCGCGCCGCCGCCGGATCCGGTGCTGGCGATCGCCGACAAGATCGCCCAGAAGCACACCTCGGCCCCGCTCACCAACCGCGAACGCGGGATGCTGAGCGCCGAAGAGGCCGTGCAGGTGGAGCTGGCTCGGCGCGAGCTGGCCCGGCGCGAGCTGCTCTACTTCATCAAGCGGCGCAACGCCCGGTACAAGGCCGGGTGGTTCCACGAACTGCTGTGCCGGGAGCTGGAGGCGTTCAGCGAGCAGGTGGAGAACGAGCTGTCGCCGCGCCTGATGGTCTTCGCCCCGCCCCGCCACGGCAAATCCCAGGTCGGCTCGATCGATTTCCCGGCTTGGCATTTCGGCCGCTGCCCCTGGCACCAGTACATCGGCGTGTCGTACTCGGCCCCGCTCGCCTACAAGTTCTCGCGCTCGGTGCAGGACATCATGGAGACGGCCGATTACCGGGTGCTGTTCCCGGACGTCACCATCCGCGACGACATGTCGAGCGTCGAGGAGTGGGGAATCATGGACCGGCGCGAGCCGGCCGGCGTCTACGTGGCGGCCGGCGTCGGCGGCCCGATCTCGGGCAAGGGCGCGCACATCCTCAACATCGACGACGTGATCAAGAACCGCGAGGAGGCCGACTCGGCACTGCAGCGCAAGCTGGTGCAGGACTGGTATACCTCGACCGCGTACACCCGGCTCATGCCGGGCGGCGGCGTGTGCCTGATCAACACGCGGTGGAACTACGAAGACCTGTGCGGCTGGTTGCTCGCGATGATGGAGCAGGCCGAGAAGATCGCGCAGGAGACCGGCGAGTGGCCGGACGACTACGACAAGTGGCGGGTGGTGGAGTTCCCGGCCATCGCCACGCAGGACGAAGAGCACCGCAAGAAGGGCGAGGCGCTCCACCCGGAGCGGTATTCGCTCAAGGCGCTGCTGCGCATCAAGAACACGATCGGCGAGCGGGACTTCTCCGCGCTCTACCAGCAGAAGCCGACGCCCGACGAGGGTGAGTACTTCACCAAGTCGATGTTCAAGTACTTCGACGGCGAGCAGGAGATGGACAAGTTCACCCTGATCGCCGCCGGGGACCTGGCCATCTCGAAGAAGGAGTACGCGGACTGGTCCGTGTTCGTCGTCGCGGGCGTGAACGCCAACGACGACATCTTCATCTTCGACGTCGTGCGCGGGAAGTGGGACTCGATGGAGCTGGTCGACCGGATCTTCGAGATCCAGCGCAAGTGGAAACCGGTGCTGTTCGGGCTGGAGCAGGGTCAGATCGAGAAGGCGATCGGGCCGTTCCTGCAGAAGCGCATCGACGAGGAGAAGCTCTGGTCGCTCAGCATCGAGCCGCTGCCGCCCGGCAAGCGGGACAAGGAGCTGCGCGCCCGCCCGATCCAGGGCCGCATGCGTCAGGGCAAGGTGTACGTGCGTCGCGACGCGCCATGGACGGACGCGTTCGTGACCGAGCTGCTCCGGTTCCCCGGATCGAGCAAGGACGATCAGGTCGACGCGGTCGCGTGGATCGGTCAGATGATGAACTCCGTGCGCCACACGGCGCCGGAGCGGCCCGAGATCGCCTCATGGCGGGATCGGTTGGAGTCTATCGGGAACGAAGCCCTCGTCTCCCGTCACCCCGCAATGGCGGCATAGGTCATGGAAGACATCGATCTCGAACTTGGATACGCGGAACCGTCGGACATCGCCGACGAGCAGTGGGCCGGCTACACGCGCGCTCGCGACGCCGGACACCTGAGATACGTCGAGGACGCGAAGCTCTTCGACCGCTACGTCTACGGCGACCAGTGGGACGACTCGGTCAAGAAGACGCTCGACAACGAGAACCGGCCGTACACCACGGTCAATCTCGTGCTGTCCACCGTCAATGCCGTCGGCGGGCAGTACCTCGCGATGCGCCAGGACATCGAGTACAAGGCGCGTTCGCGCGGCGCCACGCAGGAGGTGGCCAACATCCTCACACGGATGGCGAAGCACGTCTCCGACGACAGCGGTAGCCGCTACGTCGAGAAGCAGGCGTTCATGGACGGCATCATCCAGGATCGCGGTTACATCGACATGCGCCTCGACTACGGCGAGAACCTGCTCGGCGAGATCCGCGAGACCTCCCTCGACCCGGTCGACGTGCTGATCGACCCAGGTGCGCGTGAGTACGACCCGAAGACGTGGAACGAGGTGTACGTCACCCGCTGGCTGACGCCGGACGAGGTGGCCGTGCTCTACGGCAAGGACAACGCCGACAAGATCCGCTACGTCAACGCCGATCACACGCTCGGCTACGACAGCATGCTGTTCGACCCGCAGACGTTCTCGCAGCAGCAGCACTTCTACACTCAGGGCCAGTACAACTACATGTACAAGGACGAGTACAAGAAGACGCTGCGCGTGCGGGTAATCGAGCGGCAGTTCTACAAGTTCACGCTGCGCAAGGTGTTTGTCGACCCGACTACGGGCGACACCGCCCCGGTGCCGGACGACTGGAGCGAAGACCTGATCATGGCGGCCGTGCAGGGCTACGGCTTGCAGGTCGTCACGAAGCCGGAGCGCCGCGTCCGCTGGCGCGTGACGTGTGACCGCTACACGTTCGTCGACATGTGGTCGCCGTACCGCCGCTTCACGGTTATCCCGTTCTTCCCGTACTTCCGCCGTGGACGACCGTTTGGCCTCGTGCGCAACCTCATCGCGCCGCAGGATCTGACGAACAAGACGCTCAGCCAGGAGCTGCACGTGGTCAACACCACGGCCAACTCCGGCTGGATCGTGGAGGCCGGCTCGCTGGCCAACATGACTACGCAGGGTCTGAAGGCGCACGGCGCCAAGACCGGCCTCGTGCTGGAGTACAACCGGGGCTCGCAGCCGCCGGTGAAGATCCAGCCGAACCAGATCCCGACCGGGCTCGACCGGCTGTCGCAGAAGGCGACTATGTATTTCGCCGAGATCAGCGGCGTGTCGGATGCCCTCAAGGGCATGCCGGGCCGCGAGATCAGTGGCGATGCGCTGGAGGCCAAGCAGCAGCGCGGCCTCGTCCAGATGGACGTGATCTTCGACAACCTGGCTTTCACGCGCCAGCTGCGCGCGGAGTTCATGCTGGAGTTGTTCCAGGAGTACTACACGGAACAGCGCATGTTCCGCATGGTGGCGATGGACGACGAGGGGCAGGAGCAGTCCGAGGAAGTGATGATCAACTTCCGGGACGCCGCCGGCCGAATCAAGAACGACATCACGCTCGGCGAGTACTCGGTGGTCATCGGCTCCAAGCCGACACGCGACATCGAGGACGAGACCGAGCTGGCCCGCATGCTCAAGGCGCGCGAGCTTGGCGTGATGATCCCCGACTGGGCCATCGTCGAGTCGATGGGCCTGACGCGCGGGCGCGAGATCGCCGAGTTCATCCGCAAGATGCAGGGCGCGGCCGAGCCGACCCCGGAAGAGATCCAGATGAGCATGATGGCGCAGGAGCTGGAACTCCGGCGCCAGATGGGCGAAGTGGACGAGCTGGCCGCCAGGACGCAGGAGCGGCTGGCGAACGCGGCGAAACTGCAGGCCGAGGCGCAGGCCCTGGCCGGCGAGACGCAGACCGAGATGGCGAAGTTCGCCGCCGATCTGCGCGCCGCGCTGCAGAAGGACCTCCTCGACTTCCAGCAGAAGCGCGAAGAGCTGATGGCTCGCATCCAGATCGCCCGCGAGAAGAACGACAGCGTGAAGTACCAAGCCTCGCTCGCGGCGCTGACGAAGCGTCTCGACACCGAGGCCAGGGAACGCATCGAAGAGCGGAAGGCGCAAGCCACCGTCGCCTCCGCTTCGAGCTACGGCAAGAGTTTCAACGGCGGCAAGAAGTAACAGAAGGACCTGAATATGCCTGATCCGATCACTCCCAGTCCCTCGACTGGTCCCATTCTCCGCGACCCGTTGCTGGGTACGGAGGTTCCCATGTACCTCGGCGGCGACGAGATCGTCGTCGAGATGCCAGAAGGCGACCGTGGCGACGGCCTTGAGCCGGCCGCTCCGCCCGCCCCAGCCTCCGAGTCTCCAAGCTCCGAGTCCCCTGCTCCTGAGACTCCCCCGGAGACCCCTCCGGAACTGACCGACGAACAGAAGCGTCAGCTGCCGCCGCGCGGCGAGGACGGCAAGTTCATCAAGGCCAGTGACCCGGAGCCCAGTAACCCGGAGCCAAGTGCTCAGCCACAAGGTGACGAAGAGCCGAGGATCCCGAAGGCCCGCCTCGACAAGGAGATCGAAAAGCGCCGCCTGCTGGAGAAGCAGCTCGCCGAGCTGCAGGGCACGAAGCAGGCCGAGGAGAAGGGCGCGGCCCAGACCTACGACTTCGACGCGGCCGAGAAAGAGTACATGGATCTCCTGCTCGACGGCAAGCTCGAAGACGCGGCGGCCAAGCGCAAGGAAATCCGTGCGGCCGAGCGCGCCGAGATCGAGGCCCTGGCCGACCAGCGCGCCACGCACGTCAACACCCGCCAGTCGCTGCAGGAGCGCATGGACGTGGTGTCGACGCAGTACGAGAAGGACTACCCCGGCTTCAACCCGGAGTCCGACGACTACGACGCGACCGCCATCGCCCGCGCGCAGGCGGTGTACAAGGGCTACATCGAGTCGGGCCTGTACGACGACCCGGTGGTGGCGTTCCAGGAAGCGCTCGACACCGTGGTGCTGAAGGCCGGCTGGCAGAAGCCCGGCGCGGCGGCGGCCCCCACCCCCACCCCGACGCCCCCGCCGGCGCGCACGGCCGCGAAGCGCGTCGAGGCGATCCAGGCGCAGCCGCCGATCGCGGCGGCCGCTGGCCAGTCGGGCGCCTCGGCGGGCGCGGCGGTGGTGCCGGACCCGATGACCCTCACCGAGGACCAGCTCGCCAAGCTGCCGATCGCCACGCTCAAGCGGCTGCGGGGAGACGAGCTGTGAGCCGCCCCGACACGTTCCGGCGCGAGTACCGGAAGCTGGAGCCGGAAGATCTGCTTCGGCTGCAGGCGCTCAAGGCGTGCGCCGAAGCGCTGGAGGCGCAGCTTCACGCGATCAGCGGGCCGGATGAGTACGGCCCGAAGGCGCGCTGCGTGAGCATCGCGCTGACGAAGCTCGAAGAGTGCGTGATGTGGGCGACGAAAGCGGCGACCTGACGCTCGAAGCGGCCAAGGGGATGCTGCAGGCGGCCGAGCTGCGCCTGCAGAACCCCCTGCCGGCGGGTGTCCCGGACTCCCCCGAGACGCGGGCGCATTACCTCCGCGTCGCGGCACGTGCGTACGCGCACTGGGAGAAGGCGGTAATGCTTCTGCGCGCGGAATCCGAAGGAGGTGAGTAGCGTGGCCAAGAAGGGCGGCGGTAAGAAGAAGTGCTGAGACTGAGGGGCCGCGAAAGCGGCCCTTCTGTTTTTCGGCAGCCCAAAATCTCTCGTGGTTTGATTCCCTCGTTCGTCGGAGTGGCAAGACGTAAAACCGCCGCAGTGTCGCCGACCTCACGGGCGTAATCGCAGGCTCCACGGACGGAGCAAGAACAAGGACCCGCAAGGGAATTGCATTCGGTTTCGTGAGGTTTCACACACATGTCTCTTACGAATTTCGCCGCGCTGACCAACGAACAGAAGACTGTTTGGTCCCGGCAGTTCTGGGCGGCCGCGCGCAACGCGTCGTTCATCAACAAGTTCATGGGCACGTCCGAGAACTCGATGATCCAGCGGATCACCGAGCTGAAGAAGGACGAGAAGGGCGCCCGCGCCGTCATCACCCTGATCGCTGACCTCGTCGGTGACGGCGTGGCCGGCGACTCGACGCTCGAAGGCAAGGAAGAGCAGCTCAAGTCGTACGATCAGGTGATCCGTATCGACCAGCTGCGTCACGCCAACGAGCACGAAGGCCGCATGGCCGAGCAGAAGTCCGTCGTCACTTTCCGCGAGCAGTCGCGCGACAAGCTGGCGTACTGGATGGGCGACCGCATCGACCAGCTGGCGTTCCTGACGCTGGCCGGCATCACGTACGACAAGAAGAACAACGGCGCCGCGCGCAGCGGTTCCGAGCTGATCAACTTGGAGTACGCCGCCGACGTGACCGCCCCGTCGACCAACCGCTTCCTGCGGTGGGACGCGACCACGGGTCTCGGCGCGGGCAGCACGGCTGCCGTCGACACGCCGGACACGCTGGCCTACAAGTCGATCATCGACCTCAAGGCTTACGCCAAGGACCACTACATCAAGGGTATCCGTGGCGCGGGCAACGAGGAGTACTTCCACATGTTCGTCACGCCGAAGGCGATGGCGAGCCTGAAGAAGGACCCGGACTACATCAGCAACCTGCGCAACGCGGGCGTGCGCGGTCCGTCGAACGAGCTGTTCGCCGGTGCGTCTTCGAGCGTGATGGTCGAGGGCGTGGCGATCCACGAGTTCCGGCACGTGTACAACACGTCGGGTCTCGCCAGCGGCTCCAAGTGGGGCGCGGGCGGTCTCGTCGACGGTTGCCGCGCGCTGTTCTGCGGCGCCCAGGCGCTCGGCTTCGCCGACATCGGTGACGCCTACTGGGTTGAGCAGGGCAAGGACTACGAGAACCGTCAGGGCATCTCGATCGGCAAGATCTTCGGCTTCCTGAAGCCGAAGTTCTACAGCATCTACGATAACGCGACGGAAGACTTCGGCGTCCTCGCCGTGGACTACGCGCAGTAATCGGCCCTGACAAGGAGTAAGGAACATGCCCATTCGTGAAGTTTCCCGCCAGACGAAGCTCGCGCTCGTCGTGGACCTGACCTACGCCGATCTCCCGACCGGCGTGGCCACCAAGGTCTGCACGCTGCCGCCGAACGCTGTTGTCACCGGCGGTTCGGTGAACGTGACCGTGGCTTCGAACGCCGCCACGTCGGAGTCGCTGAGCGTCGGCGACACGGCCAGCGCTACGCAGTACGTCAACGCTGCGAACTCGAAGTCGACGGGCCGCACGGCCTTTACGGCTGCGAACCTCGACAAGCGATACACCGCCAAGGACGAGATCCGCGTGACTCGTACCGAGGCGGGCGCTGCGGCAACGCAGGGCACGTATCGGCTCGTGGTCGAGTACGTGATCGTGGGTCGCCACACCGAAGTTCAGGTGTAAGTGGTGGCAGGCTTGGCGGGGGGAGTCCTCTCCCCCCGCCCTTTTTCCCACAAGGGCGGCTGATCGTGGCCGCCCTGCTTCCATAAAAACAGAGGACATCTGCATGCCATACGTTAAGTCTCTCCGTACTGTCCGCGTCGCGGCCAAGTCGGGCCACATCTTCACGGTCGAAGCCATGAAGCCGATGTGGTGCCCGGCCATCGCCGTGCCGGACGCCAAGGCCGCCGGCTGCGTCGAGTGCGACGAGCACGGCAAAATCGTTCTGGAGGACGGCCTCCAGACCATCGATCTCCACGAGGACAAGGACGAGATCCCGTTTCTTCCGCCCGAGGAGCGCGACATTCCCGAGAAGCGCAAGCGCGTCATTCACCTCGCCGTTGTGAAGTGCTTCAAGCGCAACAACCGCGACGACTTCGCCAGCAACGGTGTGCCGAAGGCGAACGTCATCACTCGCATGATCGGGTTCCAAGTTACGGCTGCCGAGGTTGCTGAAGTCACGGAGACACTCAAGAGCCTCGACGACTAAACGGCAGACCGCGTGGACATCACCGCCCTCGAAATCATCTCCCGCACCCGGTCGCTCCTCCAGGACGAGTACAAGCTCTGGAACCAAGGGGCGGTCGGCAACGACCATTCGTTCGGGGCAGACCGGTATCGCTGGCGCGCGGATGACCTCGCCATCTTCGTCGACGAGGCGCAGCAGGAGATCTGCTTCCGGTACCCACAAGCGTGCGTGACGACGACGACCGTCAGCGTCACGCCCGCGAACTACCGGCAGTCTCTCAACACGTACTACGCCCAGACCAGCTGGGCGCAGTCGCTTGTCCGCATCGAAGCGAACGTGATTCAGGAGGATCCGGACTGGCCGTATCCTGCGATTGATCCGACGGCAGCTGCGGCCGTCTTCAATTCCAACTCGTACACGCTGACCCCGCCGAAGGCGTGGGCCGACATGGTCGAGGGCGCCGTGCTCGTGGTCACGGTCCAGCACTACACCAGCGGCACGCCGACTGTGAATCCTTCGATTCCCGGTCTGACGGCCTCGTTCACGCGGACGGCGACGTTCAGTGCCGGAGCCATCTCGGCCGGCACGCGGGTGGTCTCGTTCAAGCTGTTCAAGGTGGATGCTGTCCCGTCGGCCAACACGCTGACGGTCAACGCCACCGGCACGTCGAACTACGTTACGCGGGTCTACTACCTCGAAAACGTCGACTTCGAGGCCACCCAGAACGACAACCCGGCGTACACGACCACGACGTGGGAAGAGTGGCACACGATGGTTCGCCCGCTGATGGCGACGCCGTTCTCGGTGAGTTCGTCTACGCTCGTGAGCGGGGTTCCCCTGCCGCTCGCTCGCGCCGCTCAGCCGCGTCCGGGGGACTACAGTTTCGCCTTCGCCGCGACTCGTGGCTCTACGTCCTCAGTCGTGACGTGCGACAGCTACCCGATTCCAGGGCTGCAGCCGCATGACTCGCTGTGGGAAATCACCACGGCCAACAACGCGGCGCTCGTCGGCTTCGAGTTGTTCGGTCGCTCGATCAACCCGCTGATCGGCCTCTTCGAACAGGCGTTCGCGCTTGAGCAGACGCAACCGTCCACTCTGTTCGGCGGCCACTTCTTGGTGCGGCGCTCGGGGCCGAAGTACACCATCGGTGATTCTATCCCGATGGTGCAGCGCGAAGCGATTCGCGAGTTCTTCCCTGAGTCCGTGAACAACCTGTACGACTCGCCCACCATTCCAACCGAGTGGTATCCGGAGACGAACGCCGATCTCGGTTCGTGGTTCAAGGCGTGGTCGCCGGCCCCGAACGACCCGCGCGGCTTCTATCTGTTCCCGACGCCGCTGTGGATCAATCCGAATGGTTCGCGCGTGCTCGCGACCTTCGTGGTCTCTCCCGCGCCCATCCGTCACCCGGACGACCGCCTCACGCTTGAGCGGCAGTACTGGCCGGCTATGACATATTGGGTTGCATACCGCGCGCTGACGATGCGCAAGTCCACGTTCAATCGTCCGGCGGCGCGGCGCTATCTCCAGCAGTTTGAGGACGCGGTCAACCAGATCAAGAACACCGTGGTGCCGATGGACAACCGGGAAGGCAGGGCCAATGCTTTACCTTGGTGAAGTGATCCAGACGGTGCGTGTGATGATGAACACGCACATGGACATCTACCGCACTGCCAACTCCATTCGGTGGACCGACTCCGAGTTGGCGCGCTTCGTCGAGGACGGCGTGCAAGAGTACGTGTTCCTCAACCCCGAGGGCTGGGCGACCGAGGACGGGCACATCTGCACGAAATCGCCGCAGCAGCTGTTGTCGCCCGACTACTACATCAAGATCCTTGCCGTGGACCTTGAACCGCTCGGCTGGCCGCAGTGGCTCGGCGGCATCAAGCGGGTCGAGCGGAACGTCATCGATTCGTTCTACGCCGCGTGGCCCTCCGCCGCCGCAGCGCCGGTCGACCCGGCCGCCTGGGTTCCGCAGATGTACGCGCTGGATCCGCAGAACCCGCTGGCGTTCTGGGTGTATCCATGCCCGGCCGCTGGCAGCACGCTTCGCACGTACGCCGTGCTGCGGCCGGACAACATCAATCTGGCGACCGACAATCTCCTGAACGTCGACCTCGACCAGCCACTGACGTACCTCCCGTACTCCTCGCGGAGCGCGCTGGCCGATTACGTCATGCACAGGATCTGTCTCCTCGAAGGTGACGGAGCTGCGAACGACGACGCTGCGTTCTACTACGACCAGTTTCGCAGGCGGGCGACCCGGCAGTGGGAGACGGCTACGAAGGAAATGACTGAGGGGGCCCGCGTGCCTCCGGAGGCTGAGTAATGGCTCGCGCGATTGTCGATCTGCTCCCCGACGTCATGCTGGAGGCGCCCGGTTGCGTCAACATGATTGCGCTGCAGGCGCTGTCTAGCACGGTGCGCGATTTCCTCACCCGGACGCAGGTATGGAAGCAGTGGATCGGGCCGATCGAGCTGCCGGCCGATACCGCCACGTTGGTGATTCCGAACCTGCTCGACGACGACACAAAGAAGTGGCAGCGCATGGACACAGTCGCCGCGCTGCGATGGCACAGCGATGGGCGGGACATCCCGTTCCTGACCCACGACCAGCTCCAGGAAGCCGACTCGCGCTGGCGCGAGCGCACCGGATCGCGCGTGCTGGGCTGGACGCACGAGATCGACTTCGACCCGGCGATCATCGCTCCGGCTGAACCCAGCTCGTTCAATGTGCTCGCCGTACGGCTGTATCCGATTCCCGCAGCTTTGATCACGGACGCGGTCGACGCGCGCATCGTGATCACGACGCACACGTACGCCAACATCTTCAACGTCACCGACACGCAGCAGGTGTACTTGCCGGAGAACTTGTTTCACCGCTATCGCGACACACTCGTGCGCGGCGCACTCTCTCGTCTGCTGCGCATGGGCGGGCGCGACTGGACTGACAAAGCGCAGGCGCGCGAGTACCAGCAGTGGTTTGAGAACGACATCATCGCGGCGAAGTCCGAGTCGGACGTCGAGTTTGGCGAGCCTTGCCTGACGGTGAACTATGGCG